GCCGGCACGAGTGGCAGAAGATGCGCGAGCGCAATGAAGCGCTCGACTGCCGTGTCTACGCCCGCGCGGCCGCCGCGCGCGTCGGCCTGGACCGTTTCCAGGAGAAGCACTGGGAGGCGATGGAACAACGTGTGGGTCGCGCGGAACATCCGGCGCCGCACCCGGAGCCGAGCAAAGAGCGGCGGCGAGGCGGTCGCAAGATTCGGGGACGGTTTCTCTGATGGCTTACACCCAGGCACAACTCGAGGCGCTCCAGGAAGCCTTGGCGTCCGGCACTCTGACGGTCACTTACGAGGGCCGCAGCATCACTTACCGCTCCGTCCAGGAACTGCAGCGGGCGATCACGGTCGTACAGAACTCGTTGAACCAGCAAGCGGGCAAACGTACCAGACAATATCGCCTATCAGGAGGCAAGGGTGTCTAGAGAGATGGGGCCCGTGGCATGGCATGGCGCTGCTCTCTGCGCCTGGGGGCAGGGCCGCAGTCGGAATGTCGTTAAATCTTCGATTGCGCGAACGTTGCCGCAGCACTTACCAGTTTGCCCACCTCGGCAGCGAGCCAGATGATGATCTTCTCAGAAAAGGGAGCATCGAAATTCCGATTCACCGTCCAGAGATCAGGCAGGTCCTTGAGATCGTCCGGGATTTGGTCGCTCTGCCCCATCGTTATCAGTCTGCCGGGCGCGCCTCTGTGATCGAGCGCATTTCGCAGTTCTGTCAACTCAATGAACTCAACCGAGTTGAGGCATGCCTGCAACGAAGCCGTTACGAGTTCGTGTTGGAATGGGCTGCCCGGACCGGCCAACTTGTCGAGGACGTTTTTCGGGTACATGCGCAGATCTCGGGTCGTCGAGATCGGAAATGCGGCTGGATCGGCTGTAGCTATGAGTCCGTACAGACCATATGAGTAGCAACTGATCGTCGACAAGCTGTTGACAACTAAGCCGAAGAATGTGCGCTCCTGCAAGAACCGCTTCTCCGCATCCTCGGGGCCGGTAATCGCGGCGGCAAATGCGGCTTGGTCTTCAACGGCCGTGCGGTATCGATACGCCAGCCCCTTCCATCCCATGGCCCAGACCTTCCACTCCCGGCCATGGGCGTGCTTGAGCATGGGCACTCGAACCGAGTCGTAATCAGTCACAGGGAAAGAATCTGGGAACTTCATCCCTTCCAGCGTGGAGGTGAGAGTAATAGATGGCGTCATATTGTCACGGACAAAACAGTTCTTTCCTTTTCTGTTGATTCTATCCGCATTCGGTTACCTGTTCCTAGTCCACGAATTGGCGGACGGAACTGTTCCTAACGCGGACCGCTGCAGAATTCATCGTTCCTGATTAAACATCTGTGTTCAACTTGACTTCATTCCTGACCCGCTTCAAGCGGGGCGGCAGCGCTGCGCCGTCCGGACCTCCAGCGCGACGTGCGTCGAGTTTCCCGTACGAGGGAGCGACCTCGGGGCGGCGCCTGGGCGCCTGGTCGGCGACGCGCGACGCCATCAACTCGGTCTGGTATCAGAGTGCGGACCAACTGGTGGCGCGGTCCCGTGACCTGGTCCGGAAGGACGGCTGGGCGGCCAAGGCGGTGGACGAGTGGGTGTGCAATGCCGTCGGCAACGGCGTGAAACCCCAGTCGCTGCATCCGGACGAAGCGACGAAGACGAAGATTCAGAAGCTATGGTCCGCATGGGTGAGCGAAGCCGACGCTTCAGGGACAACGGACTTCTACGGCCTCGAAGCGCTGGCGTTCCGGTCGATGGTCGAAGGCGGCGAGTGCTTCGTTCGGAAGTACGTGCGCGCCGCCAACGACGGGCTGTCGATTCCACTGCAACTGCAGTTAATCGAGTCGGAGCAGCTTCCGTACTATCTTGCGCGGCCAACTCCGGAGACGCCGGCCGGAAACGTTGTGCGTTCCTCGATCGAGTTCGACACTTCGAACCGCCGCACGGCCTACTACTTTTACAAGGAACATCCCGGCGAGCGCCTGTTCTTCCCGAACGCGTTGGACCTGATCCGCGTACCGGCGGGCGAAGTGATGCACCTATTCCGGCCACTACGCCCGGGGCAGATCCGCGGTGTGCCGTGGCTCGCCAACGCACTGGTGCGGCTGTGGGAACTCGACCAGTACGACGACGCCGAGTTGCTGCGGAAGAAGTTCGCCGCGATGCTCATGGCGTTTATCGTCCGCACCAATCCGGACGATCCGTTCTTCCCGAACGCCGGTGACCAGCAGACTACCGAATCGGGCGGCGATGCCGCACCGAACGAACCGGGCGTGCAGGTGGCGCGGCTAGAAGCGGGCACGATGCAGGAGCTAGAACCGGGCGAAGACGTCCGGTTCACGGAACCTGCGGACGTCGGCGGCAACTACGAGGCTTTCGAACGCCAGACGCTGCTCCGCATCGGCGCCGGGCTCGGGTTGCCTTACGACATGCTCACGGGCGACCTGTCGCAGACGAACTACTCGTCGATCCGCGCGGGCATCCTGTCGTTCCGGCGTCTCTGCGAGCAGATTCAATACGGCGTCTTCATCTTCCAGTTCTGCCGGCCAACTTGGCGAGCGTTCATTGAGCAGGCGGTGCTCTCGGGCGAACTCGATGCCCGCGACTACCAGGCGAGCCGCGCCGATTACCTCGCCGTCGAGTGGCACACGCCGAAGTGGGCCTGGGTCGATCCGGAGAAGGATGTGAAGGCCGAGATCATCGCGATCCGCGCCGGCCTAAAGTCGCGCGGCATGGCCATCAACGAAATGGGCATGGACGAGGAAGAGGTGGATCGCCAGATTGCCCGCGACAATGAGCGCGCCGATTCACTGGGGCTGATCCTCGACTCCGACCCGCGCCGCACCGATGCTCGCGGCGCGCAGAAAACAGAGCCAGCGGAGGGCAGCGACGAAGCCACCAAGGAGACGAATCCGTGAAGACCAGCTACCTGCCACGCCTGGCCGTGCGTGTGTTCGACGAGCCGCTGCTCATCCGGCCTCGCAAGCTCTACGTGATCCTTCAGGCCATCGGACCGCGGCTCGGGCTTACGGACGCGGATGTCGAGGTGATCGCCGCACGCATGCCTCCGGATAATGACGACGCCGAAGACGAGGATCTGTTCTCGGCGAAGCCGTATCAGGTCACTTCGGAGGGCATCGCGGTGATCGGCGTCTCCGGCACGCTCGTCAAAAAGGCCAGTTGGATGGACGCGTGGTCCGGCTTGCAGTCCTACGAGATGATCCGCGCGGAGTTTCGCGATGCGGTGGCCGATCCGCGCATTCGGGGCATCCTGCTGGACGTGGATTCACCGGGCGGCGAGGTCGGCGGTCTCTTCGATCTCGCGGGAGAGATCTACGGCGCGCGCCAGGCGAAGCCCGTCTATGCGGTCGCCAACGATTCCGCATTCTCGGCGGCCTACGCCATCGCATCGAGCGCAGAGCGGCTGTTCGTCACGAGCACGGGCGGAGTGGGCAGCATCGGCGTGATCGCGATCCACGTTGACCAGTCTGCTTATGACGAGAAAGCGGGCCGCAAGTACACGGCGATCTTCGCCGGAGCCAAGAAGAACGACTTCAATCCGCACGAGCCGCTGTCCGATACCGCGAAGGACGACCTGCAGTTGGAGATCGACCGGCTCTACGACATGTTCGTCGGCATGGTGAGCCAGAACCGCCGGATGAAAGCCGCACTGGTGCAGAACACAGAGGCCGGACTGTTCTTCGGCGAGAAGGCCATCAGCGCGGGTCTCGCAGATCAGGTTGGCAGCTACGAAGATGCTCTCGCCGCAGTAACCGAAGCGGCGAAAGTGTCCAGGCAAGTTCGCGTCGCGGCGTCTGCCGAGGCGCACATCACGAAGGAGGAATCCCCCATGGAAGACGTGCAAACGCAAACGGCAGACGCGCCCGCCAGCCCGGCGCCGCCCGTCGAAACGAAACCCGCGGCCGAAACACCCGACGCCGCCGCAATCGAAGCCCGGCTGCGCGCGGAATACGAGGAGATTGCAGCGCTCTGCAATCTGGCCGGCAAGCCCGATTTCCTGTCCGAGGCCATCTCGAAGAAGATGGCGCCGGCGCAGGTTCGAGAGACGCTGCTGGCCGCGAAGGCGCAGGAATCGCAGCGCACGGCGGTGCAGACGCACGTGCAGGCCGCCCCAGTGGGAGCGGAGGCGCAACTCAACGCGGCCGCAACCAATCTCGCCGCGTCGAAGGGCATCACGTTCGCGCAGGCGTACACGGAGGCGCTGAAGGCGAATCCGGCTCTCTACCAGCAGTACCTCGCTGAGAAACCGGCTGTGCGGCCGAACTGAGCGAGCCAGACCACAGCAAAGGAGCGAACAGCAATGGCTTTCGAAGTCGGAACGCAAACGGTGTCCGTGCCCGCGAGCACGGACCTCTCGGCAAAGCAGTTCTATTTCGGCGTGATCAATTCGAGCGGGCAGGTGGCGGTGGTGGGCGCAGGTCTCGCCGCCGACGGCGTCATCGCGAACAAGCCCGATGCGCAGGGACGCGCGTGCGCCCTGCAGACCATGCCCGGACAGATCGCGCGCATTCAGTTGGGCGGTACGGTCGCCAACGGTGCGCTCCTTGAGGCGAACGCCAGTGGGCTGGCCATCACCCAGTCCAGCGGCAAGATCCTCGCCCGGGCGCTGGCGGCTGGTGTCGCCAACGACA